AATCACGATAATCCAGGTAATGGGACTGGCCAACAGCGAAGAATTAAATGTAAAAATCGCAGCCGATGCCGCCGCGGTATTGCCTGTTAGAACTCCGAGGCCCATTGCAAGAAACGTTTGAACTGCATGAAAGGCGGCTGAAATTGCGGTCCCAGCAGCTTGTGCCAATGCAACTCCCTTTGTCGCCGCTAAATATACCAGCAATATTCCAACTATGCCTAACATAAGTGGTCCAATGATTCCCCAGTTCTCCGCCATAAATGTACCAAAAGACACAGCTAGATTGATCAGTTGAGACAGTACCCCTGTGATTCCCATAACAAGCGCTTGTATTTGTGGCAGATTTGCCTGCATTAAATTTATGATATTGAGCACTGCCGGGTATATCCCAACTCCCACCCCGCTCAGCATCTCCTCTATGGTCGTCTTAAACTGCTGCATCTGCCCTGTGGGGGTGTTCGCCATTCTGTCATACATTCCCCCATATGCTTCTCCAACAATATCTGCCAGAACAGCGGATTTTTCCAAACCTGTACCACATTCCAGAACCTTCTTTTGCGCCTGCGTCACTTGAAGCCCTGCGTCAGCAATTTTGTCATAGGACCCGCTCAATATGTTCTCTAATTCCTCTGCATAGGCCGCCATTTGACTGGCGTCCACTTGCCCTGCACTGCTTCTCCCGGCGGCATAATCACTCAGTGCCCCCATAATGTTCGCAACGGCTCCTTCCTCCCCAAGATGGCCGGTTAGCTGCGCGGCCCCGGCCATCATTGCCGTCTGTCCGTAATATCCATAATTGCCTGCGGCGGCGCTGATATTCTGGTAAGCCTCCTGCCCCATTCCTCTGTTATACAGACTCTGAGCCAATTGTGCCGATGCATGAATGCTCTTGTCCGCGCTGGTCATGGATTTGCCTGCAACATCCTTTATATTGGACAGCGACAAATATTGAGCTACAAGTTTTGTGGCCTTTTTCAGCATTCCATCCACCAGAGAAGTGCCCTTTTCCGTACCGTTATTGACCTTTTTTTGCTGCTCTGCCACTTTCTCATATTGTTCCGCGATTCGCCTGATGGCGCCATCCAGTTTACCCATATGACCGCTCACACTTTCAAGCAGAGCGGGATTCATAGCCCGTTCACATGCCTGCTGCACTGTGGCAAAGCTGTTTTGGGTTACACCCAGCGTGTTGTTTATTTGCTTTAGTGTGCGATTCATGTTCTGCATCTGCGACTCCATTGTTGCCACCATCTCACCTCCTTTTGAGATCAAAAAACCACGCCAGATCACTCCGTGTGGTACCATCTCCCTGTGTATTTCTTCCTGTATCTGCTCCTGTCACGACATCAGGCGCATCCCGCCCGGCAGTTCAGGAGGGCCGCTACTCTTGCCAGATAGCGGCCCTCCCGCACTACTTCCGCTTTCCCCGCCTTGACTTGCTCTTCATGTCGTTTGCCTGCTTCCGCTCTGTCTCACAGCGGATGTTAATGGAGGCAATTACCACCGCCTGCTCCCGCGGAGACAGATTTAAGAACTTGGACGGCTCCCAGCCAAATTTTTGCAGACAGAAATGTGCATAATTGGCCTCCGGGTCGCCGTCCTCAATCAGTTTTTTGCCTCTTCCACCAGCTCATCGGCGGTCTGGAAGCCGTTCACCCGGAACACCTCCGCCACATAGTCGTCAAACTCGCCGGCAATGAGCATCTTACCCAAAAGCTCATGGGGGGTCATCACACCCCAGCTGTTTTGCAGCTCCGCGCTGTTCAGGTCGGGAAAAGCTGTACACGCGGCGCATACCTTAGCCTGGAACGCGTAGGCGTCCAATTGCTGGGTCATCTGGTTCTTTTTTCCCGGCACGGGGGTGCTCTTGATGCAAGAGCTGCGGATTCTGGAGTATTCGTCTGCGGAAATACAGCGGATCTCCCATTCCACCACCGTTGCGTCCTCTCCCCGAAACCGGGGGGATGCGGCATATTTGGCGTTTGGAATATGCTCTACATTAGGCTGCAGAAAAGCGGAAAGTGTACTCATAGTTCAAAAGCTCCTTTCAATTCCCTTACATATAAGATGGATTGGTGTATTTTTCAGGGCGGGTATAGCTGTCGCAGAAGCCCTCAATGGACTGCTCCACAAATTCACCTTCCGCGTTGAACATGGACAGCATCACATCCCCATCCAGCACGCAGTTGGTAAAAATTTTGGTACTCCGCCCCACCGAGGTGGAGGGATCCTCATTGGAAACCTGAATATCAAAGGTGGGCATCACACCTGTCTGGATAAACTGATCCATAATATCGTCAAAAATCTCCGTACACTTATAGATGGTCATGGAGAAGCTCAATACCACCGTCTGCGCCTTGTGACCAATGACAACGCTGCCCAGGCGGGGCACCTCGGCCGTGGTGATGCTGGCTTTCCCCTCAAATTCTTTTGCCATCAGCATGGAATAGCGGGTATTATTTAACGTAACAAAACACTCCGCAAAATTGGCGCTCACCGCATCCTGGGTATTCATAGTTGTATTTGCCATGTTTGATTCCTCCCTTACCGAATGATCACACTCATATAGAGCTGGCTCATTGCGTTGATGATGTTCAGGCCATGGATGGTGCACAGCACGCCCTTCTTGCTGTCCGCCTGTTCTGCGGTCACGGTGTCCGGATCAAAGTGCTCCACCGCCCGGATCTGCTCCAACTGCTGAAGCAGCTTTACCACATCGCCCCATAGAGAGGCGCGTCCGGAGGCGTCATTGGGCACCTTGCCTACATACCGGGTGTTGAAGAGCACCGCGATATCGTTGGCAATCTGGTCGCACACGCGCATGGTTTGGTTGCTCTGGAATAGCTCACCCTTGGTGTCGGTCAGCGTCACCAGGGTGTTTACATCCTCCAGCACACAGACCGATCCGTTGTTGTTATGGAACATAAATTTTCCCGCCCGAATCGCAGCCGTCAGTTCCATCTGAGTGTATTCCGTGTTCACCGTAAGTTCTCCGCTATAGGCGGCATTGGTCAGAGTTTTGTTCACCGCAACACCGGCCTGCGCCCCTGCCACCCAATAGACCAGCGCATTGGCATCCACTCCGCTGATGGCAGCATGGGAAGCAGTATTCCACACCCCAATGACGCCTTCATAATCCGCCGCGCCCGGCTGCCATGCCGCAAGCTGAAATTTTGCCCCCACCTCATCTCTCATGCGCCTGGTATAGGCCGTGTAGAGGCCGACAATGGCATCATCTGCCGAAGGGCAGCACAGGGTATTAAAGGTGTAGGACTCCAGCTTGTCCAAAAAGCTCTGATGACTGTCCCCTGTGATGTTTGCCGTATCCCCCCCTCCGGTCAGAGACGCTCCGGCTGTGGCTGCCAGGATGGCATCGCGCTTAAATTCCACATAGCTGTTGTCCGCCAATTTAGCAGCCTCGGCCACAGTCTGGGTCTCCAGCTTGACGGTATCCAGATACGTGCTCACATCCCAAAGATTGCTGTCATCTACATTGGCGGCAATCACAATGGAAATGTCATTGCCCCGCACGCCCGGATGCTTGGCAGACGCGAATGTGTTCTCTGCCTTGACCGCGCCTGCGCCCAGACGGTAGCAGTACACCGTGGTGGCATTGCAGAATACCTCCCGCAGCGCAACCAGCTTGTCATGGTGATAAGCGTAGCCAAAAAGTTCCTTGCTATTTTTCTGGAAGTCACTTGCCGTAACCTCAAAAATTTCTCCTTCAGGACCCCAACTCAGCACAAACGGCACCGCCGCGTACCCTCTGTCAGATAAGGCGGCAGATGCCTTGCTCACACTGAAAAAATTGATGTAACTGCCCGGCAGCACCTTATTCTGGGTCTGCCATGTTCCTCCGCCAAGTGCCATATTAGTTTACCTTCCCTTTCATAAATTGCGCTATCCTCGCGTCCGCCTCTTCCAAGGTATAGGTCTCGCCATCCGCCAGCAGGGTACTGATCAAATCCCGCCGGTTGGCATATCGCTTGGACGTGGCTAATTGCTCTTTGGTATACCTTGCGGATGACCTTGTTTTCTTTTGTTGCTGTTTGGCCATTTTCCTTATCCCTCCTGTCTTATCTGCAATGTCTCCATTCCCTCCTGCATCTGCGGCTCATACACAGTGTGATCGTACCCCGCCGACACACGCAGCTCATTCTCCTCCACCTTCCAAGCACAGGTTGTGCAGCGGATGAGATCCCCTTGCGGGGTGGTGATGTTCTGCAGGATGATACAGAGCCGGTGCGCCATATCGTAACACTCCATTCCTGCATGCTCTGGGCTGTAAACCACTTCCACCACGGCACTCCATTGATACCGCCTTCCCAACTGCCTGACTTGTCCTGCTGAACGCATCCGAACCTGAAATGACCCGGCCTCTGCACCCGTCTCTATTTCCCCTGTATGGACCTGCCGGTCCGGAAATGCGGCACTCAGGGCAAGACTTGTCCCAGCAACGATGCTGCTAAAATCAATTTCAGCCATCCAATCCCTCCCATAAACAGGTTTTCCGCCTTGCATTATCTGAACGCTGCATCACCATCCCTCCATTGCCTTTGCCTCACTGTGCTTCACACCCCCCAACTAAAATGGAACAACCCCACCAGACGGCCTGGCGGGGTTGTGTGCAGCATTCACTGATATCATAATAACAGATTCAATTCCAAAAATCTTCCGGTTGTTTTCCGCTCTTTTATGCCTCTGTCGCCCCATATAGGGCCAAAGTAAAATGCCTCAGCGCTTTGTCCTTGCGCTCATATACCGCCGTCTTTTCTACATTGAGCCGCTCACACAGGCGGTCAACACTCCCTTTTGACTTATTTACAAAGAGCCCTTCCAGGATCAGGCGCTCCTCCTGGTCCAGCACAGACAGCGCCCGTTCTACCATGGACACCCACAGCCTTGCGTCCTCAAGTCTGAGCTCCAACTCTTGCCTATGTACCAAATTGGATAGCAGGGCGTCCTCGCGCCTGCCGTTGCCCCTTGTCGGCGCCACCTCAGAGTTGGCGCTGCGTATGCCGCTCATGGCCGCCTTGAGCCGCTCAATTTCTTCGGACAGATTAACCAATGCCTGCCTGCGCGCCTCGTAGTCTTTCAGTTTATCAGCCGCTTCCCGTTTCCAATCCATACATTCACGCCTCTCTTTTGTTCCGGATTTTTCCATATCCGCTGACTCAATACCATACGCTGCAAAACAGGACGTTCCCTCACCCTAGACAGTCCACCCTGCTGCACCTCTTTCACTCCAACCGCCAATGCGCGGCCTCTCTCCCGTTCCTCGCGCCGCCCGTCATCCCCTTCCTACCCCAGAACCGGTTATTTCCATATCCTGTGCGTTTCTCCGGCCGTTTTCCCCAGTCGTTTGGCAGCACGCTACATATGTTGCATTTCAATTCCCAACTCTGAGGCCAACTCTTCCGGATGTGCCTTGACAAATACCCAAATCACATCTTGAAAGCAATCGCTGCAAATTAGCTTGCCCTCCCATTCATACATGGTCTCCTCCCGATATACCTCGCCCAAGCACATTTGGCACTGGCACACAGGACCATTTCTTTGAACATCACGAAGTGGATTTTGCATTGCTCTCCTCCTCCACTACTTCCATAATCATCATCTCCCTTTTTCAGCCTTCACACTGCATGAGCCATACCACATCCATCAGATGGCAAAAAGCGCCTCACATCCCGCTGCCCATCACGAAACCCAGCGCAACGGCCCACGCCAGAAGCAGGAGCGCACACAGCAGCAACCGCTGAATAACTTGTGTGAACATCCGTCCCCTCATCCGCTTTCCATCATAGCGCCCGCGCCGAAAGCAAGCCGCGGCTTGCTCTATGATTCTCAATGAACCACGCCAGTAAGGGTGTCGTTGTATCCGGCGGTTTCTCTCTTTTACTTGGACAAAATTTTTCATACTGTTCTCCTCATAGTTTACGGTCCAGAATGTGATACTATGAACATTGTTTTGCGCCTTCGTTGCGCCAGCGGCGTGCCAGCCAATCATTGCAGGAAAATGCCTCGGCCCGGACCTTTGGAACAGACCAGCAGCAATGAATTAAGCGCTCACCGCCCCTGAACCGCCTCCCATAGAGAGGTCAGCGCTCTCCCGCTCCCGTTCCTGTCCCCGCGCCGCCATCTTTTCCCCGAAGCAGAGCAGCTTCTCCCGGTCTGCTTCTGAGAGATCTGGAATCACACTTTGAAGCGCAGTCAAAATTCTTTTCTCCTTCTCCGTCATATTGATTTTGTTTCACCTCACACCTTCTTGTTGATTATGAAATTATTATATATTTCTTAATCAACATTGTCAAGCTACATTTTGTTGACTTTGCAATTATTTATTGACCCAGAAATATTTTGGTGATATAGTACCAGTAAGAGGGGAGACTTCATATGAATGACCGAATTAAAAAATTGCGTAAGGCCCTTGACCTTACGCAGCAGGAATTTGCCCAGCGGATTGGCATGAAGCAAAACAGCATTGCTTTAATTGAATCGGGAAAGCGAAATATCTCAAATCAAGCAATTCTTGGTATTTGCAGAGAGTTTCACGCGGATGAGGCATGGCTGCGCACCGGTGATGGATCCATGTTCATTCAAAGATCCAGAGAGGAAGAAATCGCCGCATTCATCGGAGATTCTCTCTCCACCGGAGAAGACACATTTAAAAAACGATTTATTTCCATGCTATCTCACCTGAAGGAATCAGATTGGGAAGTCCTTGAACGCATGGCGGAGAAAATGAAAAGGGGCTGA